ATGGCTAAAGAAATTAAATTCAGTGAAGAAGCTCGCCGCTCTATGCTTCGTGGTGTAGATGCTCTGGCAAATGCGGTAAAAGTTACACTTGGACCAAAAGGCCGCAACGTGGTGCTTGAGAAGAAATTTGGTAGCCCACTCATCACTAACGATGGTGTAACGATCGCTAAAGAAATCGAACTTGAAGATGCATTCGAGAACATGGGTGCTCAACTGGTTAAAGAAGTTGCTACTAAGACTAATGATGTAGCCGGTGACGGTACTACAACTGCAACGGTTCTGGCTCAAGCTATGATCCGCGAAGGTCTGAAGAACGTAACTGCTGGTGCTAACCCAATGGTTATCCGTAAAGGTATCGACAAAGCGGTTCGTGCAGCTGTTGAAGAATTGCAAAAAATCGCTAAGCCTATCGAAGATTCCCAAGCTATCGCTCAAGTAGCTGCTATCTCTGCTGCTGACGATGAAGTAGGTCAATTGATCGCTGAAGCTATGGAAAAAGTAGGTAAAGACGGTGTTATCACTGTTGAAGAATCCCGTGGATTCGCTACTGAGCTTGAAGTAGTAGAAGGTATGCAATTCGACCGTGGTTACATTTCCCCATACATGATTACTGATACAGACAAAATGGAAGCTGTTTTGGAGAATCCATACATCTTGATCACTGATAAAAAAATCAGCAGCACTCAAGAAATTCTTCCATTGCTTGAAAAAATCGTTCAACAAGCTAGACCGCTTGTTATTATCGCTGAAGATATCGAAGGCGAAGCACAAGCTATGCTGATCGTGAACAAACTGCGTGGAACATTCAACGCTGTTGCTGTTAAAGCTCCTGGCTTTGGCGACCGTCGTGAAGCTATGCTGCAAGATATCGCTGCCCTGACTGGTGGCCAAGTGATCACTGAGAAGCTCGGTCTTGATCTGAAGAGCACTTCCATTGAACAACTGGGTAACGCACGTCAAGTACGCGTAACTAAAGAAAACACAACAATCGTAGACGGAAGCGGCGACAAAGCGGACATCAATGCACGCGTAAGCCAAATCCGTGCTCAACTGGAAGAAACAACTTCCGAGTTCGACAAAGAGAAATTGCAAGAGCGTCTGGCTAAATTGGCTGGCGGCGTAGCCGTTGTCAAAGTTGGCGCTGCAACTGAAACTGAACTTAAAGAGCGCAAACTTCGCATCGAAGATGCCCTGAACGCAACTCGCGCAGCGGTTGAAGAAGGTATCGTATCCGGTGGGGGTACAGCTCTTGTGAACGTATATAACGCTGTTGCTGCTGTAGACGTAACTGGCGACGAGAAAACTGGCGTTAACATCGTGCTTCGCGCGTTGGAAGAGCCAATTCGCACCATCGCAGCTAACGCTGGTCAAGAAGGTTCCGTAATTGTGGACCGCTTGAAAAAAGAAGAAGTAGGTATCGGCTACAACGCTGCTACTGGTGAATGGGTGAACATGTTCGAAGCGGGTATCGTTGACCCTGCTAAAGTAACTCGTTCCGCGCTTCAAAATGCTGCATCCGTAGCTGCTATGTTCTTGACTACTGAAGCAGTTATCGCTGACAAGCCTGAGCCTGAAAAAGGCGGCGGCATGCCAGATATGGGCGGCATGGGTGGAATGGGCGGCATGATGTAATAAGGAGTTAAAACCCTTATACATCAAGGGTAAATGGGGTTGAAATGAACGCTTGCCCATAATTTGCCCATAATATAATTTATGAGTCGAGGCTTTCCATGAGGTTACTAAACCTCTGGGATGCCTCTTTCTTTTTCGGCTTGGTAACATGGGTATATACATAGCGTGTGGTATCATCATCTCTGTGTCCCAGGCGATCCATAATCTCTTGAAGTTCAGCGCCGGCCTCTGTCAGAAGCGAAACATGGGTATGCCGTAAGCTGTGAGGGGTTAATGATTCGTTTAGACCTGCTATCTTTAGTAATCTGGCCATTCGGTTTTCGATAGTCTTAATGTATTCAGGATAGCCTGCGTTTTTCTTAGTTTTGGCAAACACAAAACCCCCATCGTAATAATCAGAGTCTTGTGACTTTTGAAACTCCTGTTGCTCATTATACTCCTGGAGTTCGGCAATTAGTTTCGGATCGAGCTCAATACGTCTTACTGCGCTTTTAGTTTTAGGTGGAAGTAAATGGTATCCAGTAGTAATGTTACTGGGATTGTAATATGTTTTTGTGATATTTATTGTAAAGTTTTCAAAATCAATATCACGCCATTTTAAAGCACATAATTCTCCAGCTCGTATCCCACTGTAGGCCAAGGTCTTAAATATGAGATAATCTCGATCCAGACCGTAGTCTTTTGCCGTTTGGATGAATTGCGCCAATTCTTCTTTTTCGAGATACTTAACAGCTATTTCTGAATTTTCCAACTCTTCCACGGTTTTTTGTGTTTTGGGGACGTGAGCATATTGTGTAGGATCGATTTTAATTACATCTAGCTCAACTGCTTTCTTAAATATCATCCGGCCTGTTCGATGGATGCCATCCAATGTATTATCTGCAAAAGATTCCTTCAGGTTAATTAATGCATCTTGGTAACGCTGTTTTGATATATCTCGCATTCTGAGCTTTGCGAAGTAGGGTGATAACCTGCCTACTTCATGTTTTCTGACCCGGACAGTACTGATCTTGACCTTCCCAGTGCTCTCATAAAGTTTCAGCCATTGCTGCGAGAACTCTTCAAAAGTTATGTTTGATTCTCTTACGTAGGTGCCTTCTTTTATTTGAGTATAGACTTTAGCCGCTGCTAACTCTGCCTCCTTTTTTGTCTTAAATCCGTGACCTTCTTCATAATCATATTTTCCGGTAACGGGATTTTTGCCGGCGCTAATCCGGAATGACCATGTCGCTCCACATGTGCACTTTTTTCGCTCAGCGGGGCAGGTGCACCCTCTTTGTCTAAATGATCCCGGCATACCAATTCCTCCTTTTTTAGAACGTATGTTCTGTTTATGGGCATATGTAAACAGCCTTCCGACTGGAAATCACAAAGGTTAAAGGTTAACTTCAACTACACTTAGTGGGTCAAAATAAATGATATAATTATCGATCGTCGCAAGAATACCAAATCTCTCTTTGTATCGATCAACAGAAGATTGCAAAAAAATCTCAGTAACATTTAAAAATTCGGCAATCTCAAAGCGTCCTCTGGCCCCGGATTCGTGAGCTTGTACAATAATAGATAGAGGAATGATCCTTTGATAGGCCCACTGCCTGGCTCTCAATTCCTGCTTGCGGTTTCGGATGTCCGATTGGTCAAGGATATCTCCTGTTGTCGTCTCATAGTGACCGATTTCCTCCGCAAGGATACAATGCTTCTCCACATCGGATAGGGACTTGTCCAGCCAAATAACCTGATCTTGATATAGACCCTTTAATTTCCCGCGTAAAGTTACTTCGTATACTTCAATGCCCCTTACATCCGCATCTCTAAGAAGAATTTGATAGGTCAATGCGGTATCACTCCTCAGTGCGAGGTCCTCTCTTCATTCTGACAAACTCTTTGAAACGTTCGATTTCCTCAAGTTCTTCTTCGGTCCATTCTTCCCCATCGTGGTGTGCAGCAATAGTTTCAATTTTTCTCGATTCGGAGACCTGATTTGAAGGTTTGAATGTTTCTCCAGGAGTTAAGGACGGACCGTCATATACAGGGGGCTCTTGGCGTGCATAAGCCGATGCCAAAATTTTCGTATCAATTTTTAATATTTTGGAGAGGCGATCGATTAGTTCTCCATTCTCATAATCCCAAGGTGCTGGCGGGAGATTGTCTAAACTTTCAATCATGCCTTGAGGAAATTCCATTTCTTTCTCTAGGTCTTCTACAGTCATATCTAGTTCCGAAAGTCTGTTTTCGATTATCGCACTTATAGATATACCAAGTAAATAATCAAAAGATACATGAAAATAATCGGCAATGGTTTCAAGCGCTTTAACTTGAGGATTTTTAGTTCTGCCGTTGATAATTTGCGTTAAGGTTGTGTAAGGAATGCCTGTATCATTCGAAAGTTTCAACCTTGTAATATCATTTCTCTTCATTAACTTTCTAATTTGCTTCGAAATTGCCGACATTTTTTAAACCTCCGCGTATATCTCATATAAGATATTCCTCTTTAGCGATATATTAACTCATAAAAGATAGTTAAGTCAAGCAATATGAAGATATTAGCAGTAAATGTAATTATTAATATGGTTTATTATCTTATATGAGATAATACGAAGGGATAATATCTTAAATGAGTTAATATCTCCTTTGAGTTAATATCTCATATGAGATATTATTGTTTTCAGGAGGTGAACAACATGGGAACGACAGTTAAAAATAATGTAGATAGACTTCTTGAAATCAAGGGATGGACTCGATACCGCTTGAGTAAAGAGAGTGGTGTTACGATGTCTTTGATTTACAGTTTGGGCAATAAAGAATCAGGACCTAATTCAGAAACATTGATCAAGCTTGCGGATGCATTAGAATGCACAGTTGATGAACTGGTTCGAGGTGAAACAAAATGATGACATCAAAAAATATGTATCTTCCGCCACATCTTACTGCTAAACAAATTGCCGAATTCACTAGCTTATCTAAACGCAAGGTATATGTCTTAATGAGTACAAATCCTGACTTTGGCGGTATTCCAAGCTTCAAGGTAGGGCCTAAATCAGTGTTGGCCGACAGAGAAGACTTCCTCCAGTGGTGGGAAAAAACCAAACGTGAGGGGAAACTTTTTCCGCCAGAAAGGAGTTAATACATGATCGTTAGCATTCAAGCGGAATTAGCTGCTGCTAAGCTTCACCTGGACCGCGCTATTGAAGCCTCTATCCAAGCAAGTGATGCCCGTCATCTTAGCAAGCTTGGTGCAGCGCGATATGAAATTGTCGAAACGCTGATCCGGATGAACAAGGAGGCTGATATCAATGCCGCAACAAGCTGTGTCAGCTGACAAAGTGTGGAGACGCATGGAGCTTCGCCGAAGACTGTGGCAAATCCAGAATGGACGTTTGCTAGTAGATGAGCCAGAGGCTGTGATCTGGTGGCTGGATCGAGAGATTGCGGAAATGGAGGAGCAACGTTGAAATCAAGGAAAGAGATTGACGCTTTAAGCCATCAACTAGAAGCTTTGCTTCCTTCAGATGTATCGAAAGTCGCATTCCTTTGTATTGGAACAGACCGTAGCACTGGAGATTCACTTGGTCCACTAGTTGGTCGCTACTTAAAGCGCCGCGGTGTTCCTAATGTAATTGGCACTCTTCACGATCCATGTCATGCGCAGAACCTTCAAGAGTGTGCAGATTTACTTAATGGAATGTTTGTAGTTGCGATTGATGCCTGTTTGGGGAAATCAACGAGCATAGGCGACATCAGACTAAAAAACGGACCATTAAAACCAGGAGCTGGAGTAGGTAAAGATCTTCCGCCAGTAGGAGACATTCATTTTAAAGGAATCGTCAACGTTGGTGGATTTATGGAGTATTTCGTTCTCCAGAATACTAGGCTCGCTTTGGTAGACGATATGGCCACTGCAATAGGTAGAGCGATCTGTGGAGCGATCAGACGAAAGAAATTATCAGCTCTGGCTGAGGTCGCCTGTGGACACGAAGGGGGGTAAACAACGAAATGGACTATCGTTCAGAAACATCCAAGTTTATAGCTTTAGTTAACTCAGGAGTGAAAACTGAGAATGACATTGCTGAGTTAATAGCATCGATTAGCACAGGATTAGGGGCTTTCATCTTCGTGAATTTGGATAAGAGCTGTCATGATGATCTGATTGCATTTATTGCCTCCGATATTAAACGTTCTTCAATCGAAGCTGCAAATGATCCTGGCATGGTACTTATGCAGACGATGAAAGGAGTTGAAAATGGATTTGAGCAAATCAAAGGAAAAAGACGAAGTCATTGATTACTGCAGCCAATGTGGAGCTGAGATCATAATAGGTCGCACTGTTATCCGATTTGGCCGCGAATTGCTATGTGATGTAAACTGTCTGAGCGATTGGGTCGGGGCTGTGGAAATAACTGTTCCAGAAGTGCCGAATCATTAAAATGACCCGACGGATTAGGGCCCGTCAGGTCATCGATTTAAAACTAACACATTATGAGGTCAGTGTAACACTGACCAAAAGGAGATGCAAGTATGAAAGCTACTGGAATTGTTCGTCAATTGGATGGATTGGGTCGCATTGTCATTCCTATGGAACTTCGTCGCACTATGAATATAAAAGATGGAGACGGTTTGGAGATCTTCGTTGAAGGTGAAAAGATTGTTCTCCGTAAGTATGCGCCGGGCTGCACGCTCTGTGGAAGCTTGGAAGGCATTGAATATTTCTCGGGTAAACCTATCTGCCATACTTGTATTTCTAAAATCACTAAACTTCAGGGTCTCTCATAATGTTGGCCATCCATCAGGTACATCGTAAACTGGCGCAAATCGTTCATATGAATCTTGACCAGAACGGAAACTTGATCGTTGGTAACCTTGAGCTGCAACTGATCCTGAAGCTTCTCCGGGAAAATCACAATCTGGTGTACAAATTGGACGGATTGAAAGAACTCGCCTTTATGGCTCACGAAATAGGCGACATGGAATGGCAAATGGATCTATGCGCCAAAATCGAAGAACTTGAAGCACGGATGGTTTAGCTATGGTGATTAAATTATCCAGCCATGTTCGTTGTGTAGTTTGTGGCCACGTTGTAAATATCCGTCTTATTCGGAACTGGAACGATCGGGAAGTCTGCACTCATTGTATAGCATCTATATTAAAAGTTAGCGACGAAGGAGAATTGTTGCATGATCAAAATAAATAAGCTTGAAATCGAAAATGTAAAACGGGTTAAGGCGGTTAAGATCGAACCGACACCGAACGGGCTTACCCTGGTGGGCGGCAAGAATAATCAAGGTAAAACTAGTGTGCTAGACGCAATCGCCTGGGCACTAGGCGGTAATAAGTATCGCCCTTCGCAGGCTTCACGTGATGGATCAGTAATTCCACCATATCTGCACATCACTTTGTCCAATGGTCTGATCGTGGAGCGCAAAGGTAAAAACTCAGATTTGAAAGTCCTTGATCCTAATGGTCAGAAAGGTGGCCAACAGCTGCTTGACAGTTTTGTCGAAGAGTTGGCCATCGATCTGCCCAAGTTCATGAACGCTTCCAATAAGGAGAAAGCCAACATCCTGCTTCGAATTATCGGAGTTGGCCAACAACTTCATGAATTTGAAGTCAAGGAGCAAGAGGTCTACAACCGACGTCACACTATCGGACAGATCGCTGATCAGAAGGCTAAGTTTGCCAAGGAACAGATCTACTTTCCGGATGCCCCAAAGGAACCTATTTCAGCTTCTGATCTCATTCAACAGCAACAAGGGATTCTGGCGAAGAACGGTGAGAATCAACGGAAACGGCAACGTCTGACACAGATTCAAGCTGCCTATGATCAACAACAACGTGAACTAGAACGTTTAGAAGCGTTGCTCAACGAGGCGCATATCAAACGCGCTCAATTTGCGGAAGATCTGGATATTGCTAAGAAGGATGCCTTAGACCTACTCGACGAATCGACAGAGGAGTTACAAGCCAACATCCGACAGATCGATGAGATTAACAGGAAGGTGCGGGCAAATCTCGATAAAGACAAGGCTGAGACGGATGCTAGCGATTATCGGGTGCAATATGACCAGTTGACCACTGAGATTAATGACATCCGCTCACAGAAGGCTGAGCTCCTGACGAACGCAAATTTACCGCTGCCAGGATTGTCCGTCGATGATGGGGAGCTGATCTATAACGGTCAGCGCTGGGATAACATGAGCGGATCCGATCAGTTAAAGGTGTCTACGGCCATTGTTCGTAAGTTAAAACCAGATTGTGGGTTTATTCTGCTCGATAAGTTGGAGCAGATGGATATGGAGAGCCTTCAGGAGTTTGGGCACTGGCTGGAATCTGAGGGACTACAGGCCATAGCGACCCGCGTCAGCACTGGCGAAGAGTGCTCAATCATCATCGAGGATGGGTATGTCGCTGGACAGGAAGGAATTCAATTACAACAACCTCCGGGAGAGATTGATCCGGGTCCAACATGGAAAGCAGGTGAATTCTGATGCAGATCATTAGTGGTCGGGTTCAGAAGGCCAAAAAGGTAGTCTTGTATGGACCGGAGGGGATAGGTAAGTCATCTTTTGCCGCAAACTTCCCTCGGCCTGTATTTATCGATACTGAAGGATCGACAACGGAAATGGATGTTTCGCGGCTGTCTAAACCAACAAGTTGGGAAATGCTCAAGCAGCAGGTGGCATGGGTGAAACAGCAGGCGGGTCAGATTGGTTCGCTCATCATTGATACCATCGATTGGGCAGAAATGCTTTGCGTAGAAAGTATTTGCGCGACACATCAGAAAAATGGTGTCGAAGATTTTGGCTATGGAAAGGGTTATATCTTTGTAGCTGAGGAGATTGGACGCTTTTTAAATCTCTTGAGTGATGTCATCGAAGCTGGTATCCATGTTGTGTTAACAGCTCACGCACAGATCGTCAAGTTCGAGCAGCCAGATGAGATGGGAGCCTACGACCGTTATCAGCTGAAGCTCGGTCAGAAGACTGGTAGCCGGACAGCGTCACTGGTCAAAGAGTGGGCAGATATGGTGCTGTTCATCAATTATAAAACCTTCTCCATTGCTACAGACAAGGAAGGAAAAAAGAACAAGGCACAGGGCGGGGCACGTACTGTCTATGCTACCCATCATCCTGCGTGGGATGCCAAGAATCGTCAGGGGCTGCCGGATGACTTTCCGTTGGACTTTAGCTATATTGCTCATATCTTTAACAGACCCATCCAAACAATCCATACGCCAACAGCTGCACAACAAGTTGCACCAACCGTAAATCCAACAGAAATTATTCCAAATATTATTCCGAATCAGCAAACTGCCAATATTGTAGCTCCAGTAACGACTGCTTCACCAGCGCCTTCTACAGTGACAGCAGCACCAGTTTCAACAGCTAATACATCACAGCCAGATCCACAACAGCAGGCGCTGAATTCTAATATTCCAAGAGCGCTGTACGATCTGATGAATCAGCACCAGGTAACTGAGCCGGAAATTCAAATCGTAGTGAGTAATAAGGGCTACTACCCATACGATACACCGATAGCCAATTATGATCCTGGCTTTATCGATGGCGTGCTGGTGGGAGCTTGGCAACAGGTGTTTAGCTTGATCCAAGACAGAAGAAATGGCCTACCATTTTAAGAAACAACAGGAGGATTAACTTATATGAATCAAAATACGGAACGCGAACTTGGATGGGACGACACAATTGAGAAGGACGGCGGAGAGTTTACTCTCCTCCCTGCAGGTGACTATAACTTCACGGTTACAAAGTTTGAGCGCGGACGTTTCAACGGCTCCGACAAGATGCCTGCTTGCAACCAGGCAAAAATTGAACTGACGGTACATTCTCCAGAGCATGGTGATGTTGTCATATTCCATAATCTCTTCTTGCACACCAAAACGGAGGGCTTATTGTCTAACTTCTTCGCGGGGATCGGTCAGAAAAGAAAGGGCGAAAAGCTGAAAATGAACTGGCAGACAGTTATTGGATCTAGAGGTCGCCTGAAACTTGAGATCAATAATTTCAAGGGACGTGACGGTGTAGATAAGACTAACAATCAAGTTAAGACTTTTTATGCCGCTGACGAGCTGCCGCCAGGACAGCCAACTCAGCAATATCAACAACCGCAACAGTACCAGCAACCACAACATCAGCAAGCACCGTTTCCAGGATCACCTCCTCCACAAGGTGGTGGCTGGCAAAACGGGCAGTTTTAGGGGCTGGCTGCTATGGCTATGGAGCTCAGACAATATCAACAAGAATCCCGCCAATCGATTCAGGCGGAGTGGGAGAAGGGCGTCCAACGGACGCTCCTGGTTCTCCCAACTGGATGTGGCAAGACCATTGTTTTTAGTAAGGTAATTGAGGATCGGGTAAGGCTGGGCGAGCGCGTGCTCGTCCTGGCCCATCGCGGGGAGCTACTGGACCAAGCCGCCGATAAGCTGTCAAAGTCTACAGGATTGGGCTGTGCCACGGAGAAAGCCGAGCAAACCTCAATCGGAAGTTGGTTCCGGGTTGTTGTCGGCAGCGTTCAGACGCTTATGCGGGATAAGAGGTTACGACAATTCGCTGCAGATCATTTTGACACAATTATCATTGATGAAGCACACCATTGTTTGTCGGATAGTTACCAGCGTGTGCTGGCCTATTTCAAAGAAGCGAATGTTTTGGGTGTCACTGCAACACCAGACCGTGGAGATATGCGGAACCTAGGCAGCTACTTCGAGTCTCTGGCTTATGAGTATACGTTGCCGAAGGCGATCAAAGAAGGATTCTTAAGTCCAATCAAGGCTATGACCATTCCACTCAAGCTAGACTTGTCTACGGTAGGTCAACAGGCTGGGGATTTCAAGAGTAGCGACCTGGGAACGGCGCTCGATCCTTACTTGGAATCAATTGCTGCTGAAATGTGGCGAGTTGCGCAGGACCGGAAAATTGTCGTATTTCTTCCATTGGTTAAGACCAGTCAAAAATTCACTTCTATATTAAATGCAATCGGCTTTAAGGCTGCCGAGGTTAATGGTGAATCGAAAGATCGGGCAGAGATATTGGCTGATTATGATGTTGGAAAATACAACGTCCTATGCAATTCGATGCTCCTAACGGAAGGCTGGGATTGTCCTAGCGTGGATTGTATCGTAGTTCTACGGCCGACAAAGGTTCGTAGTTTATATAGCCAGATGGTTGGGCGAGGTACCCGATTGTTTCCAGGGAAAGAGGATCTGCTCTTGCTTGATTTCCTGTGGCATACAGAACGGCATGAGCTTTGTCATCCTGCACATTTGATCGCTGAAAATGAAGAAGTGGCTCAGGCTATGACCAAGCAGATTGAGGAGGCAGGCATTGCGCTTGATCTGGAGACGGTAGAGAAGCAGGCGACTGAAGATGTAATTGCTCAGCGTGAGGAAGCTTTGGCCAAAATGCTGAATGAAATGAAACGCCGGAAGGCTAAACTGGTCGATCCGCTACAATTTGAAATGAGTATCCAGGCTGAAGACTTATCAAGCTACGTGCCATCCTTTGGTTGGGAAATGTCGCCGCCAAGTGATGCACAGGTAAAAACGCTAGAAAAGATGGGTATTCTGCCTGAGGCCATTGATAATGCAGGCAAAGCAACAAAAATGCTTGAACGTCTGGATAAACGTCGTACTGAAGGACTTACAACACCAAGGCAAATTCGGTTCTTGGAGCAGCGTGGTTTTGAACATGTTGGCACATGGACGTTTGATAATGCCAAGAAAATGATAGATCGCATTGCAGGTAATGGCTGGCGCGTTCCGACTGGCGTTAATCCAAAAGAGTACCGTGGGGAATAGTTGCTGCTGAGCAGTAGACGCATACGGTTCACCAGGAAAGGAAGGGATCACATGGCAGTTCCAAGGATTTTGCATTATCCCGGCAGCAAGTGGAGCTTGGCCGAGTGGATCATAAACCACATGCCGCAGCACACAACATATTTAGAACCGTTCTAAGGAAGGGGAATGCTGCATGAAGACAGTCATCCGATTTCGTGATGATCAAGGCCGAATCATCGGTTCGGCCCGACATGAAAAGCAGCAAGATGCCATCGATGTACTTAGGGATTTCAGCTTGGCGCTCCTGCTGCTTGGATTAGTACTCTTGTGGATCTAAGCTATCAAGAAAAAGGCGGTCCCCTGATAGCTTTGACTTTAAATTTGCTCATGCTTTACCCCCATCCATTCACGCGCATTAAGTGAAATAATTTCTTTGCATATTTGTTCGCAAGTTTTGTATCAGATTCTTGTGAAGCATTCGTCCATGCCATAAATAGAGGCGTGTACTCGGGAAATTCGATGACGAATAACCCGTAAAATTTACTGCTTGTCTTGTGAAACTCATCCATTGGTGTAACCCCCTTTTGTGAAAATATCTTTTTGGTAAGAATTTGATTTTAGATTATAGGCTGAAATTCAGGATTCATAACTCGCAGGAGGTCTGAGCCGGTTTTAACTGCCTACGTGAATTAAATAGATCCACCAGAGCGGTTTATAACCCCTTTGGAAAATAAATCAGAGCGCTATGAAGGTTGTGAAGAGAATGGAGCATAAATTGGATTTGGTTGCCCTGCTTGGCCATGTGGATCCGTCCTACCTGAATTACCAGGAATGGGTCAATGTCGGCATGGCACTAAAATATGAAGGTTACACGGCCAGCGACTGGGACGAGTGGAGCCGGCGAGACGGTGGGCGCTACCATCCAGGTGAGTGCTTCAAGAAGTGGACGACGTTCGAAGGAACCGGTAATCCAGTCACAGGGGCGACTATTACGCAGTTGGCCAAGGATAACGGATGGCTGCCACGGTCTGCAAATGATCGGGAACTGGATTGGGACGATGAAATTGCCGGCGGCGATTATGTTGTTATCGATAAGAATTGGATAGAGGGTAAAGAGATCCACGAGCCGTCCGACTGGAATCCCGTACAGCAGCTAACAACGTATTTGAGCGCTCTATTTGAAGCCTCCGAGAATGTTGGCTACGTCACAGATACCTGGCAGAACGAGGATGGGAAGTATTTGCCTACCAAGGGGAATTGGGACCGAACGGCTGGCGAGCTGATCCAGGCGCTCAATCAATCTGGTGGCGACATTGGAGCAGCAATAGGTGACTACGATCCAGCAGCTGGTGCTTGGATCCGGTTTAATCCACTGGATGGTAAAGGCGTCAAGAATGAGAATGTGACTGAATTCCGGTATGCGCTGGTGGAATCCGACACGATGGACATTGAAAAGCAAAATGCAGTTATGCGTGAACTGGAGCTACCGATTGCCGTATTAGTGTACAGCGGAGGCAAAAGCCTACATGCCATCGTCAAGGTAGAGGCTGCCAACTACGACGAGTACCGGAAACGCGTGGATTACCTCTATACCGTCTGTAAGAAGAATGGCTTGTCAGTTGACAATCAGAACCGCAATCCTTCCCGGTTGTCGCGGATGCCTGGGATTGAGCGTAACGAGAAGAAGCAGTTCATCGTGGATACGAGCATCGGTAAAGCAAACTGGGCAGAATGGCATGAATGGATTGAAGGCATTAATGACGATCTGCCGGATCCGGAGAGCCTAGCGGACTATTGGGACAACATGCCACCTCTGGCACCGCCTTTAATAGAAGGAATGCTCCGACAGGGTCATAAGATGCTCATGGCGGGACCGTCAAAAGCTGGTAAGTCGTTTGCGTTGATTGAGCTCAGTATAGCCATAGCTGAGGGTATGAAGTGGCTGGCATGGCAATGCACGAAGGGCAAGGTACTGTATGTAAATTTGGAGCTCGATAGAGCTAGCGCCTTGGATCGTTTCAAAAATGTGTATAACGCGCTTGGGTTATCACCTAGAAATATCGGCAATATCGATATCTGGAACTTGCGTGGAAAGACAGTACCTATGGATAAACTTGCTCCGAAGCTGATCCGGCGTGCAGCTAAGAAAAACTATATCGCTGTTATCATTGACCCTATTTACAAGGTGTTAACCGGTGATGAAAACAGCGCTGATCAGATGGCCCATTTCACGAATCAGTTTGACAAGATAGCAACAGAACTGGGTGCTGGCGTAATTTACTGCCACCATCACTCTAAAGGTTCTCAAGGTGGAAAGAAGTCGATGGACAGAGCTTCAGGCAGTGGCGTATTTGCTCGTGATCCAGACGCGCTTATCGATTTAGTAGAGTTAGATCTGACAGAAGCGTTATTGATGCAAGAGGAGAATAAGGCTGTCTGTGCGATGTATCAGCAGCTCTTTGAGAAGTACAATCCAGGCTACCTGCAGGAGCATGTGTCCCAGGACGATCTACTCAGCGCAAAGCAGATGGAGGATCACGCCAAGCGTGCCATTCCAGGGCAGCAGGCTATCGCTCAAGAGGGTGTCAAACAGGCAGTCAAAAGCGTACGTATCCGCTCAGCTTGGAGGGTAGAAGGAACGCTTCGGGAGTATCCGAAGTTTGAACCAGTTAACATGTGGTTCCAGTATCCGATCCATAAGGTGGACGATGTAGGCAGCCTGAAGGACATCGATCCAGATGGGGAATCTTCAAAGCCACCTTGGCAGAAGGCAACAGGTAAGCGTCAGGATAAGGCGAAAGCGGAGCGTCGAAGCAAGGCTGATGAATTCGCAGATGCCGTAAGTAATTGTAATTTTGGTGAACCGCCTACTGTATTGGATATTATCGCGTGGTATTCATCTACAGGAAAAGAGGTTGCTGAACGTACCGTGAGAGACTGGATTAAGAAGTTTGGTTATGAAATCGATCGTTCAAACGGCTTCCGTATAGTCAAAAAAGAAGATGAGTAATTGCGGCGGCAATCACTGTTTTATGGTCACCGCAAAAACTTGCAATGATCATGATTTTATGATCGCCGCAAGTTGCGAAACATGATTGCCGCAATTCTGCAATAAGTTGCGGGGATTTTGATACGTGTATGGTCGCCGCAAGTTGTGGCGGCGACCACTATATAAATATATAAGGAATAAGGGAGGGGGTATAAAAATCCCCCTCCCCCTTCCCCTAAATTTATTTGAAACCCCGCCGCGAAATCAAAAGTTGAAAAATGGTATCACAACAGGAGGCGACAACGATGACTGAATTCTTCATGCCAATGAAATCTCCGCCTACTGTCACGCACCAGCAGAAACAGGTCACAGTCGTGAATGGCAAACCAGTGTTCTACGAGCCTGACGAGCTGAAGGCAGCACGGGCAAAACTAATGGCCCACTTGGGTCAGCATGTGCCGGCGCGGAAATATAAAGGAGCTATCAGGTTGACGGTGAAGTGGTGCTTCCCGATTACTGGTAAACATCAAGACGGGGAGTACAAGTACACGAGACCCGATACGGACAACCTGCAGAAGTTACTCAAGGATTGCATGACCGACTGTGGCTACTGGAAGGACGACGCGCTGGTTGCATCAGAAATCGTTGAAAAGTTCTGGGCTGCGCTTCCAGGTATCTATATCAAAATCGAAGAGGTATAGCCTATGGACTACAAAGTGTTTTTTAGCGATGTTGCTCTTTGGACCCAGCAGGCGAATCAAGCCGCCATGAAATACGGAATGACTGACTCTAACTTCTGGCTGTGGGTTGCTGATTCTTCTGGATCGATGTGCAAGAAATATCAGGACAACCCACTGGTGATAAAGCAGATGATTATGCTGACGGAGTGGCTAGAAGAAGTCTACGAGAAGCAGAAGAAAGGGTGAAGGCCTTGGGAGCTCAGGTTGAATATAACCCAAACTTGGGTTACAAGGACGAAATCATTCAACGACATATCAGGCTGGTTCATTCTATTGCGAAGCAGTACAAACACCGTTGTAACGCGAGTATTGGCTATGACGATTTAATCAGCGAGGGTACGATAGGTTTGATTAAGGCATTCCACCGCTTTGATCCTGAGGGGTACGGTGGTGCACCAGTCAAATTTTCGACATATGCAGGGTCTTACATTCGGGGAATGATTCAGCAGTTGCTAGAGAGGCATTCATCCAGTGTGAGGACACCTAAGGCAATATATTATGCAGCCGCTAAGATCATGAGGTGCAAGCATAGTTCTCCGGAAGAAATCGCAAAAGAGTTGCAGATGGATCAGAAGCTTGTGAATCAGACCTTAGAATATCTACAAGGCGGCGGTATTCGTTCTTTAGACCAGGCTGTTAACGCTGAACTAGAGACAGATTTAACGCTGTTGGATGTTCTAGGTAAGGATGACGATCAGACCGAAATGCTGACAGAAGAGTTCGCCGCCTTTCTTGATACTAGGGAGTACGCGATCATGACCCTTCTTCTGCGAGGTAAAGGTCAATTAGAGATCGCCGAAATGTTGAATGTCTCACAGTCATATACCAGCCGCCTATTAGCGCGGATCAAACACAAACTACAGAGTTATATCCAAAATCCAGAAAGCGAGGAATGGAATATGAGCAATGAAACGAGAAGAGTTCGCCCGCCAGTGGGTGCTGTTACTTTACTTGATGGTGTTGAATGGTATACACCAGAAACTTCCGTATCTGAACCCAGTGTAAGCATCAATTCGCTGGGATTACACATCAACAGAGGGGCAGCAGATTTACTAAAGCTTCAAGTAGGCGACTATATTCAAATCGGTGTTAATCCAAAATTATTACGGCTAATCATTCGTAAAGGTGATGAAGGGTTGAAGTTGTTGCCGACATCTGGCAAGAGTGGGGCGATGGCCACAAACAGTAAAGCCCTATTTCGATGGGTTGATCATAAGGGCGTTGCTAGAAAGAGGTATGCAGTTGGACACGATGAAGTGACGGGACTTTATTTTGTACAGTTAGAAAAAGCGTGATGGAAAACGTGTTCAAAGAAACAGACCCCTTCTTTCAGGAGATCCCTTGGGACATCATCACAGACGATAACGGCGCGGTGATTGGTGAGGTCTACACGATTCTTCCAGAAGCACCGCCAAGGAAACGGCAGCGTAAGTGGGGTACGACTTCTGCAATGAAAAGGAGGTTTAGGGATGGCGAATACACCTATACCAAGTCGAGCGGTTGAATACAGTACGAGAGGCACCAGTAAGCCGAGAGAATACACATTAACTCCTGAAGAACTGGAGGAGATCCGGCAGAAGTATCCGGCGACCAAAGCGGATAAGAACTTTAAAAAACCAGTGGCACACAATCCACGTACAGATCAAAGACACCTAAATCATGAGGAGGACAAGGATATGGGAGGACAACGGACGAGCAAAGAGGGGCCTAGCTGTGGGCTAACTAAGAAATTATTCTTAGAGCAGATTGTAACTGGTGAGACGGTTTCAAGCATCGAGAAGGCTTGGGGGATGAAGTACAACACGCTGTACAATTGGGTCAAGAACTGGGACTGTCGAGGAGTTACACCTGATAAAGCCAGAGAGATACTTGCGCAGCTTGGCGAAGCTTCCGGCTATGCTACTGAACCTGACAAAACCCAACTGCTTCGTGAAAAGGAGACGTTGCCGCAGCAATCCGTGTCACATGACATGATTAAAGAATATAAATCACAATTGGATCAAGTAAAGTGCGCCTTGGATGAATCCGTGCTGGAGAACGAGCGACTTAAGACTGAACTGGCTGAAGTGAAGCAAATGTTTGACGATGCCTATCAGCGGAATGTGAATGGGAATGCCAAGATCGGTCAACACCTGCAAGCTATTCAGGAACTGAAGGCTGAAGTAGAGCACTGGCAAGGCGAGGCAGAGAGAAGTGTGGCAAGTACCGGCAAGGCTGATGAGCAGTTGAGGGCTGAGTTGCAGGTGCTTCAGGATGAGATGAACCGTATGATATCGGAACGCGACGAGCTGGTGGCTGAACGTGATGAATTATACCATGAAAAAACAGCCTGGACTGAGAATGAAAAAATGTTGAATCAACTTGTAGAAGACCTACGAGACGATATCCGTAGGTTAAGAGAAATTCAAAAACAAGCAGCTGAGCCATTCAGTGAAACGCAGCTGCTTGACCGGAGTATCGCTGATCTAACTCGAGCACGCAAGATTATCAATCTATTATCCGCATCGGGAGAATAACACAGAAATGGGGTCAGGCATCATGAAGACAATCACAAAGGCAACTTGGATCGAAACCCTAATCTGTCAGTACGCCACAGATGTCCACAGCCTGGAGCGTTACCGAGACACCTTGGATCTCAAGGATCCGACAGCGGCAGAAGAGGCTGAGACTGTATCAGGGATGCTGGCAGACATGAGGTATGCCTTAACATGGATGCGTAGAGGACGCCGCCCAGGGAGCCGCAGAGGTGCTGAGATCACGGATGTGTACAGACAGCGTGAGCTGCTAATTAAATTAGCAGGGGCTGAAATGAGTAACGAAGAAAAGCTACAGATGGTTGACTCGCTGCTTCTCCTGTCAGACAGAGAGCGAACATGTTTTCTGCTTTATGTAGCGAACGGCTTGACGTGTCAAGAGATTTCTAGTAATCTAGGTATAGCATCAAGTACTGTGTATATGTATGTCACTAGGGCAAAAAACAAGTTAAAATTCAATATTCCAAAGCCCTTGTAGTAGTTTTGTAGTAATTCGTGTAGTAAACCATGCAGTGCTATAAGTCTGTCTAACAGGAGTCCTTCATTGCGAAGGGCTCTTTTTTGCGTTCGAATATACACTATTCGCTGATGTATTCCTTATTTAGTGCCGCGCGGTGGTATTTTATTTGCAGGAAATATATCCCTTTATATCGAAATAAGGTACAAAGGGGGGTGAGAGTTGTGGAAAATAAATGCAATAAATGCGGAAGTACTGACCTTGAATACAATCAAGAGTGGGATAAAGAGTTTGATAGACTAGATTCTTCAAGACCATCTTTTGATATAATTTACCGTGAGTTGGCGAGTGAAGGAATACCGAAATATATTTGCAAGAGTTGCGGACAAGGAATAATTGTTCATAAGCCTTAAACAGAAAGCATCCTTCGGGGTGCTTTTTCTATTCCCGAAAGGAGGCAGCCCCGATGGCAAAAGGTAAATATCACGAATGGCTTACGCCTGAGGGGCTGGCGCTCCTTGAAGGCTGGGCACGTGACGGGCTTACTGATGAGCAAATAGCAGATAATATGGGGATTAAGCGTCCAACGCTGTACGAGTGGAAGAAGAGGCATCCTGACATTTCTGACACCTTAAAAAAAGGCAAGGAAGTTATTGACCGTCATGTCGAGAATGCACTGCTGAAACGAGCACTGGGTTATCGCTACGACGAGGTGACCAGGGAGCCTGGTACCATTGAGGATAAAGAGACGGGCGAGCTGAAGCAAGTAATGGTCGAGACTAAGCGAGTCACCAAAGAGGTTCAGGGTGATACCACGGCACAGATCTTCTGGTTGAAAAACCGGAAGCCTGAGCAGTGGCGAGACAAACAGGATGTGCAGCATAGCGGCAGTGTAAATGTTAATAACCCATACAAGGATCTGACAACTGACGAGCTGAGAAAGCTGATTCGTGATGGTTGATCTGGAGGTTATCCGTCGAGGTGCACGTATAGAACTGGCACGACGTGAGTTCTTCAGTTTCTGTGAGGTCATGGCACCAGACTTCTATCGCTCTGATCGGCAGTATCTCATGGACTTGTGTGGCGAAATGCAGGACTTTTATCAATCAGACGATGATATCCTGATTGTTAACGAGCCCCCACGACATGGCAAGAGTCGTACTGCTTCTATGCTGGCTCAATGGGTATTTGGACAGAATCCGAAAGAGAAGGTCATGACAGGCAGTTACAACGAGACCCTCTCTACCACGTTCTCGAAGGCTGTCCGTAATGGGATTAACACAGTGAAAGCGGACGAGAAGGTTATCGTGTACAGCGATATCTTCCCCCAGGTGCGTATTCAGCGTGGGGATGGGGCCATGAATCTGTGGAGTCTAGAAGGCGGCTATAACAGTTACCTGGCTACGTCTCCTACAGGCACGGCTACCGGCTTTGGGGCTACGCTGTTAATTATCGATGACTTGATCAAGAATGCAGAAGAGGCCAGTAACGAGAATGTGCTGGAGAAGCATTGGGAGTGGTTCACGAACACGATGCTGAGCCGCTTGGAGGAAGGCGGTAAGATCATCATCATCATGACCCGTTGGGCATCGGGAGACTTGGCAGGGCGTGCGCTGGAGCATTTTCGAAGCGAGAAGAAGCGTGTACGACATCTAACCATGAAGGCGCTCCAAGATGATGGAACGATGCTGTGCCCTGATGTTTTATCCCGTGATAGCTACGACATGAAGGTACGGGCCATGGGCGAGGATATCGCCAGTGCCAACTATCAGCAGATCCCGATAGACATCAAAGGTAAGCTGTACAGCAGCTTCAAGACATACACGCAGCTGCCTGAGGATGTACATGGAGAATCGCTATTCACGGGTATTTATTCTTACTGTGACTCTGCAGATGATGGCGCAGATTACCTATGTAATGTCATTTGGGGGGCATACCAGAAAGAGGCGTATGTTCTGGATGTCATATATACCAAACAACCAATGGAAATTACCGAGCCGGCTACAGCGCAGGCTCTTTTTACGTTCAAGGCAAATAAGGCACGAATCGAGTCTAACAACGGCGGTAAAGCCTTCGCCCGCAATATCAGGCGGATTCTGGAGACAGAGCTGAAGAGCAACCGAACCGATGTGAGTTGGTTCCACCAATCGAAGAACAAGACGGCCAGGATCGTCAGCAACGCAACCTGGGTCATGCAGCATATCTACTTCCCGGTGAACTGGCGTGACCGCTGGCCAGAGTATTACAAGGCCATGACGAGCTATCAGAGGGAAGGTAAAAACACCCATGATGATGCTCCGGATGCCACGACTGGCGTGGCCGAAACGATGTTCCTGTTAGGAGGTTAAGAGAGTGGGGTGGTTTAAATCAATGGTTATGAAAATATTGAGGATCAACCCGGCACCGGAAAGCCAGGTCATCACGATCACGGAGCCATTTAGCTACCGTACCAATGTGCTGAGGAATCGACTTTGGTATCGTGGAGATCCATCCGAGCTGGATCAATTTTATAAGCAATCGGTGACAGATAGCGTGAGCCGTTCACGTTTCTGGGCGGCGGTGCCCACTGCTGGCTTAGGTATCCGTAAGATGCACAGCGGATTACCGGCTATGGTGGTGGATAGGTTGTCTGATATTGTGGTGGCTGATATGGATGCTATTACGCTTGAACAGCAAGCCGAGACAGCCATATGGAATGAAATCAGCGAAGACAATGACTTCCCGGAGCTGCTGGCTGGAGCCATCACAGAGACACTGGCTGCTGGTGATGGGGCATTTAAGGTTACGCTGGACCCCGCTGTCAGCAAGTATCCGCTGATAGAGTTCTATTCCGGAGCTCAGGTAGAATACAAGCGGACTCGTGGACGTTTGCAGGAGGTCTTATTCTACTCTGATTATACCGTGGACAAGCGGGATTATCGGCTGATTGAGACGTTTGGCCGCAAATACATCCGGTATCAGCTAATAGATGCCTATGGCAAGCAGGTGCCGCTCTCACTGGTGCCTGAAATTGCTGATTTGAAGGATATAGCGTATGACGGTGACTTTATCATGGCTGTGCCACTTATGGTGTTCAAATCCACAAAGTGGCCAGGGCGTGGGAAATCCATTTATGAGTCAAAAGCTGACAATTTTGACGCTTTGGATGAAGTGGTCAGCCAATGGATGGATGCGATCCGCTCAGGTAGAGTGCAGAAGTATATTCCGGAGGATCTACTCCCTAAGAATCCGGAGACTGGTGAAGTGATGCGGGCTAACCCTTTTGATAATCAGTTTATCCGGATAAGTAGCACTTTTGCAGAGGACGCCAAGGGTCAGATCAACCTAGTACAGCCACAAATCATGTATGAGGCGTTTGTGGCTAGTTACAGCAGCGCTTTGGACATGTGCTTGCAAGGAATTATTAGTCCATCTACTCTAGGTATCGATCTGAAGAAGACGGACAACGCTGAGGCGCAGCGGGAGAAGGAGAAGGCCACTCTGTACACTCGAGGTAAAATCGTTGAACGGTTAAACGAGGTCATTCCGCAGTTGGTCGAAACAGTGTTGAAGGTATATGACACAATGAAGAGTCGAAAAGCAGGCGAACATGAGGCCAGCGTGACCTTTGGAGAGTACGCCTCTCCTGACTTCGGTAGTGTGGTGGAAATCGTAGGCAAGGCTCGCACCTATCAGATCATGAGTCTGGAGCGGTCCGTGGAGGAGTTATACGGAGACACATGGACTAAGGAAGAAAAGGCCGAAGAAGTTCAGAGACTCAAAGAGGAACAGGGTCTGCTTGAAGTTGTTGAGCCCTCAGTTGGCGAAAGGGATGGCGATCCGGACGAAGATCCAGAAGATGATGCCGAATGAAGAAGAAATACGACATCCGCAAAATCTTCAGCCAAATGGAAACGGACCTCATAGCTAGCATGAAGCGTAATTTGACTCGGCATGAGAATGAAGAGAAGAAAGAGGGCTTCGAGTGGGATCAATGGCAGGAGAAGAAACTGCAGGATCTTAAGCAATATAAGAAAGAGGCTACACAGATCGTCAGGAAGGTAGAACCTGAGATTAATATTGCCATTGAACGGGAAGTCAAAGGGGGGTTTCTTGCTGGAATCAAACGAGCTGGTAAGAAGCTGCTGGATAAGATCATTCCTGGTAAGTTGGATGTTGAAGGCGTCTCTGATAAAAACTTCTTCAAACTGAACGAAAAACGTGTCAACGCACTAACGGCAGCAGCACAAGGTGAATTAAAAGGTGCACGCTTTGCCATTCTACGGCAAGGTGAGGATGTATTCCGGCAAACTATCTTTAAAAGTCAGATTTACCTTAACTCTGGCGCAGGTTCCCTTACTCAAGCAATAGATATGGCCACAGGGGATTTCTTAGATAGAGGCTTTGATTACATCACTTATCGAAATGGACGCCGAGTGAATATAGCTTCTTATGCTGAAATGGCTCTTCGTGCATCCTCCCAGCGGGCAGTGTTTGAGGGGGAGGGCGCCAAACGCCGTGCAGCAGGTAATCCGTTCGTTGTGGTGTCAGCTCACAGTAACTGCTCAGAGCTGTGCCTACCGTGGCAAGGTAAAGTGTACATTGATGATGTGTACAGTGGTGGAAAGGCTTCAGACGGTCCTTACCCGCTCTTGAGTACCGCCATAGCGGCAGGACTATTTCACCCTAACTGCCGACACAACATGACTACATTCGTTCCCGGACAGAGCCGGATGCCAGAGCCAGTAGATGATACCAAAGCACTCGCAAGCTACAAACAAGAGCAGCGCCAAAGGTATATGGAGCGTCAAGTGCGTAAATACAAGCGCCGCGCAGCAGGCAGCGTAGACCCAGCTAATCAAATGAGGGCAGAGGCTAAAGTGAAGCAGTGGCAGGGGGCTATTCGGAGCCATATGAAGGCTAATCCTGAGCTGAGGCGCGATTATAGCCGAGAGAAAATACGAATACCACCAAGCTAGGCCACGGACGAGACTGCCGTGGCCTATTTGCTCAGGGACCGGAGCATATCGGTCCACTCCCATAGCTGGAGAGCAGCTATAAAAATCTATGGAGGTTGATATTAATGGATTGGTTGACAAAGTTGCTTAAGGACGCTGGATTTGATGAATCGAAGATTGACGGGCTGGTTGGTGATGTGAACAAGGAGCTGCCGAAGCATTTTGTTCCGAAGTCGCAGTATAACGAGCTGTCCGACACTAAGAAGAAGCTGGAGAAGGACATCACAGACCGTGATACGCAGCTCGAAACGCTCAGCAAGGACGCTAATGCTTCTGAGGGTCTGAAAGCTGAGATTGCAAAGTTACAGGGTGAGAACAAGACTGCCGCTGAAAAGTACGCTGCTGACTTAAAAGACATGACGTTAACGAACGCCATAACAGCTGCGCTGAATGGCAAAGTCCATAATGAGGCAGTCGTTACTGGCTTGATCAATAAAGACAAGCTAGTTATCGGCGATGACGGTAAGGTGGTCGGCTTGGATGAGCAACTAACTGGACTCAAGACGTCTGATGCCTACCTGTTTAAACCTGATGAGCCAGGAGCCGGTGGCGGTACGGGCGGTTTCCGTGTTGGAGGCGGAGGCGGTCAAGGTGGAGCCGGTGCAGCATCAAATGAACAACTGGCCAACATATTCGGAGTGGCTGAGTCCAAGTAAATATTTTATTAAACGAGGAGAGATGTACAAATGCCTTATAACTATGTAGATAGCTTTCAGACGGTGTTGCAGCAGAAGTATACGAAGGAATTGACTTCTAGTGGTCTAACCACTCAGAATGCAAACTTTTTGAATGCCAAGACCATTAAGGTGCCACGCTTGGATGTGGCCGGATACAAGAACCACAGTCGTAATGGAGGTTGGAACCGACAAGGAATCAGCAACGATTTCGAGTTGAAGGTACTGACCTTTGACCGGGACGTGGAGTTTTACGTGGATGCGATGGATGTTGACGAAACGAATCAGATCGTTTCTGCGGCTAACCTGACTACAGTATTTGAGGCGGAGCAGGCAATCCCAGAGCTGGATAAGTACCGCTACAGCAAAATCTATGCGGACTATGTTGCGCTAGGTAAGACACCAGATACAACGGCGCTCACGGTGGCCAATGCTTTGTTGGTGTTTGATAAGCTCATGCAAAATATGGATGAGGCAGAGGTACCTCAAGAGGGTCGTATCCTCTACGTAACACCTACCACCCACACGCTACTCAAGCAAGCAGAGGAAATGAAACGAGTTATTCAGGTGCAGAACAATAACGGTGTCATTGATCGGGCTGTACGGCAATTGGATGATGTCACACTGATTAAGGTGCCGTCTAGCCGCATGAAGACTATCTATGATTTTACAAACGGTGCTGTACCAGGTGTGGGGGCGAAGCAGATCAATATGATCATGATTCATCCTCAATGTGTTCTGGCGCCAATCAAGCACACTGCTATCTACCTGTGGGAGCCAGGAAGCCACACAGGGGGCGACGGATACCTGTACCAAAACCGCCGCTACACTGATCTGTTTTTGATCAATCGTAAGGCTGACGGTATCCAAATCAACGCAGAAGGAGGCGAGTAAGAATGTTGTATGCAGTTAAGGGTAACACCCAACTCAAGATCGACGAGGCAGAGCGTGATGACTATCTGAAGCTAGGCTACGATATTGCTGAAGAAGCTGCTGGTAAGTTAGAAACGATAGAAACTTCTCCAGCTAAGACGATCTCTTATAAAGATCACGAGCAGGCGTTGGCTACCATTCAAACATTGGAAGCTGAAAACGCCAAGTTAAAAGCGGAACTGGCTGAGGCAAAGAAAGCCGCCAAAGCGGACAAGTAGGTGATCACATGGCCTATGCAACGGTAGAAGATTATAAACGCTACGGTGATGGGCAGATAACACCTGAAGAATTGGGTAGGGCACTAGAGAGGGCATCGGATCAAGTGGATGCCCTTACTTATAACCGCATTGTGGGGCGAGGTCTGACAGGCCTTACGCCATTTCAACAGGTTAACGTTATAAAGGCAACGTGCCAGCAAGCAGACTTTACCTTTCAGTATGGGGATTATCTTAACTTCCCACTCTCTGGCTATTCCGCTGGTAGCGTGTCGCTGTCATTCAAGGCGGTAGAGGGAGCGGGAGGCATACAGACCACGGAAGCCGTGACAAGCCTTCTAGCGGCTACTGGTTTGACGAGTAGGAGGTTATGTTGATGCGTGGTAAGCTTCCATTTCCGCATTGGATACTCAAAACGCCTGTTAAGGTCTATCTGACCTACACTAGCGAGAATGGAGAGCCTATCGAGGAATTAATCTTCGATGGGCTTTGTTGTCATGATGAGAAGATGCGTCAGAAGCTGGATAAGGAGCGACGTCTGGTGACGCTATCAGGCAAGATGATATTCAAAGGCGATATTAACCCAGGGAAGCTAATTGAAGGGCTCGTACGAGTTGAAGGAAGCGAACGGACGATATTCAGCGCCATTCGTCCTAAAAACCCGGATGGCAGCGTGTTCTCTACGGAACTGGAGTTGATGTAAATGGTTAAGGTGAAAACCAAGATGAATAATCAAGCCATGAACCGACTACGGACCGCACCGGAGAAGGCATTGATTCAGGTTGTTGAAGGTGCCAAGGATAGCATCCTATCCGATATCATGACTTCTGAGGTGGTTCCTAAGCAGACAGGTGAGCTTGAGCGAAGCGCTACAATTGATGCGAGTAAGTCAAAGCGCGGCAAGGTGACTATCACCTATGATACGCCTTACGCTCGCCGTCTCTATTGGCATCCTGAGTATAGCTTCCGGAAGGATAAGAACCGGCACGCACAAGGTGAATGGCTTCGGGCGTGGGCTGAAGGTAAGAAGACTAGAGGCGTCACTCAAGCCTTTAAGACATTGCTGAAGAAGCTGGCAGGGGGATTTATTAAATGATGACTCTTGCAGAAGTGCGCGATTGGTTGAAGACGCAGGTAGAATGCCTAAACTGGTATATCGGAAAGATGGATGGCAAACCGGAGGAGTCCATTACCGTGTATAACCTAAATTCCGGCACTCCGGTGCTGGCTATCGGAGGATTGGCTAATACCAGCTATGCGGTCAAAGCCGTGTCCATCCTTATACATTGGTCAAAGAATGCAAATACAGCGGAGCGTAAGGCCATGGAGGTCTACGCTGCGCTATTTGGGCAGTCTGCGGTGATTGCAGGTAAGCGGGTGATTAGCTTCCAGATGCGGACACCAGAGCCGGTCAGTGTGGGGACAGACGAGAACAACATTTATGAATACGTGATCGAGGTCACGATCTATTACGAGAGGTAGGGGATTGAATTGGCGACAACAGGCGTTTTCCCGGTTCACAATAACGTTTTTAAAGTCGGTTCTGAAGGGCGGGCTTCGGCAGCTGCTAAAATGATCGAAATCAAGGATTTGGAGAATTTCAGCATCTCCATTGACGGTAACACGGAAGAATGGTCTCCAATGGACCAAGGAGGTTGGACCCGCCGGGCGGTAACTGGTAAGGGCATGACGATCAGCTTTACAGGCAAGCGGCATTACGGAGACCCAGGTAATGATTATATCGCTGGGTTGATGCTAGGTACGGGCCAAGACGTAGAGACGAAATTCGAGTGGACACTTCCTAGTGGAGCGAAGTTGACTATGGATTGTGTAATCAACCTCACGGCTCCAGCAGGCGGCGATTCTACCAATATTGATGCTTTGGAATTTGAACTATTATCAGATGGCAAACCGACTTTTACAGCGGCGCCAGGCGGAGGAGCGTAAACCATGTCAAACGTTATTAATATTTCAGATAAATTCGCAGTCGAGGAAAAAGGTCAGATCAACATCAAAGGTAAAGTTTACGAGGTTGATAAATCCATAGAAGCTGTTATGCGTTTCGAAGAAACAGCGGAGAAGGGTAGTGTGAAATCTCTACTTGCTGCTATCGAGGGGGCTATTGGGGCTCAAGCGCTTGAGGAAATTGGTGGAAAGAAAATGGGGCTTCCTAATATCAAGGTACTTGTATCCGGTCTTATGGCTGTAATGCAGGATTTAACCTATGAAGAGGCTGACAAACGATTTCGACTCTAATGAATCCGTTAAGGAAAACTGGTATGACCTACGGGAAGATTGGGCACTGATTGAGGCGAGTCTGGCCAAGCAGTATGGTATCAGAATTCGGCAACATGGAAATATGCCCTTTTCAGAGTTTTGTACCCTTGTGGCAGGACTGATGCCAGATACGCCGCTTGGCAGCATCGTAACGATCCGTAGTGAAAAGGACCCGAAGGTCCGCCGGGGATTCAGTAAAGAACAACGTCGAATTTATAACGAATGGCGGAATCGTAAAGCGGAGGACAAACTCGCAGATCCAGATATGCTGAATCAAGAATTTAAGGGTATGGAGGCAATGCTGACCAAAATGTTTGGAGGAGGTGGCGCATAGATGTCAGGCGGTAGCGCAGGTCGCATAGATTTAGATCTAGAGCTTAATTACGGTGCCTTTCAGCGCCAACTCGGAGGCATAGCAGGTACAGCTAACGGTTTAGTAGGTAGTGCTTTTAAAGGTCTCGGCGGGATAATCGCCGGGGCCTTTGCTGTAGGTGGATTAATCAATTTTGGCAAGGAAGCCATTAACCTGGCATCTGACCTACAAGAAGTTCAGAACGTTGTGGACGTTACTTTTCGGAGTATGTCCGGCGAGATTAATAATTGGTCACAGAATCTGATTAATGACTTTGGTTTGTCGGAGTTAGCGGGTAAAAAGTATGCGTCCACAATGGGGGCGATGCTTAAGTCATCCGGTCTTACGGGTGTAGCCATGAAGGATATGTCCAAATCACTGACAGAATTATCAGCGGACGTAGCATCCTTCTATAACCTGTCAAACGATGAAGCCTATCAGAAGGTATTTAGTGGTATGACTGGTGAGACGGAGCCTCTGAAGGCACTGGGTATTAACATGTCTGTTGCTAATATGGAGGCTTTTGCTTTATCGCAAGGAATCACCAAAGCTTGGATGTCTATGACACAAGCAGAGCAGACCATGCTCCGGTATAACTACTTGATGCAGGTTACAGCGGATGCACAGGGCGACTTTGCCCGGACATCAAATTCATGGGCTAACCAAGTTAAGGTTATGGGCGAGCAGTGGAAGATATTCCAAGGCACTATGGGTGCAGGATTTATTAATATTTTAACACCGATCCTGCGCGGGCTGAACTGGCTGATTGCGAAGCTACAAGTGGCAGCTGCTTACTTTAAGGCGTTCACCGAATTGATCTTTGGTGATGCGGTAGGTGGATCATCAGGTGGCGCAGCTGTACAGCCAATCAGTGACATGGGCACAGCCGCAGGCGATACGTCCGGTGCTTTGGGTGATATGGGCGCAGCATCCGATAAGGCTGGTAAAAAGGCTAAAAAGGCAGGTAAGGACGTCAAGGGAAGCCTTGCAGGATTTGATCAGTTGAACACACTGGCCAAGTCTACAGCTAGCGCTCTGGATGATGCTGCAGCTGGAGCTGCTGGCGCAGGTGCAGGGTTAGGGGCAGGGGCAGGTCTTGGCGGCGGATTTGGCGATTTGGACCTAGGCACTCCTGATATCAACGTGGATCCGATCAAGCAGAAAGTCCAAACATTAATAGACGGGATTAAATCCAGTTTCTCCGGTGCGTGGTCTTATATCGCTGCTGGTTGGGCAGGTATGCGCCCAGCGCTTCAGCCGTTCGTGGATATGTTAGAGCCTATTGGTAAGTCGGTGCAAAGCATTGGCAAAACCTTTCAGGAACTCAAAGACAAGGTACTGGTACCTATAGCTAAGTACACCTTGGGTAACTTTATCCCGCAACTGGTCACAGGTTTTACTCAGTCGTTTGCACCAGTGATTGCCAAGCAAATTACATGGGCCTTTGCTGAGTTTGATAAGACCTTCAAAAATGTCACCAGTGAAGCTTCACGGCTCTGGACAACAGTATGGCTGCCGAATCTGGAATTAGTAAAAAATGCTTTTTTGATAGCCATGCCAGTGATAGCAAGTTCGTTAGATGGATTACTGACTGGCGCTATCAACCCGTTTATGGATTTCATGCTAAATGACTTTATAATCCCACTTAATGCAGCAGCGACAGAGACGCTAGTACCTTTGTTTAGCACAACACTAGCATGGGCAGTCCTAGAGTTTGCAAAGGTATCCCAGACAGCTGTAGGAGCGATTGTGGCACTATGGGAAGATACTCTTCAGCCAAACCTAGAAAAACTGAGAGATGTTTTCCTTGATGTCATTCCACAGATAGGAGATACCATTCAGAACTTGCTAGATGGTACGATTAAACCATTTGTGGATTACGCGCTGAATGAGTTTATAATCCCAATCGGTGCGGCAATTTTAGATACACTGGTACCTATCTTAACGGATACATTGGTATGGGCATTTAAAGAAGTAGCAGACACCTTCGAGTGGGCAGTTGACATGATTAATGATATTTATGAAACGGTGTTAGAGCCGGTCTTCGATCTCATTAAGGAAATCGTCCTGGATACTTTGAAAATCGTTAAGGACGCTTGGGATAAGCATGGTAAAGCGTTATTGGAGAACTTATCCGAAGTTATGGAGAATATTCGAAAGACGGTTCAAAAACTTTGGGACGATGTATTAAAGCCCATCATTGAACCGTTTTTAGCAACGATGAAGGAACTCTGGGAAGATACGTTCAAGGGGATTGTGGAAAAGGTCGTGGATCTGGTCTTTAAGCTGGTCAATGCAGCAACAGAAATCTATAACAAATTTATCAGCCCCTTAGTCAATGCCATTATTGACTACTTGGCCCCAGGCTTTACTAAGGGATTTAATATTGCGCTCGAAGTTGTAAAAAAAGTTATCAAGACCATGGGAGAACAGATATCAGGTCTGCTGACTGCGCTGGGCGGAGTTATTGACTTTATTACTGGTGTATTTACAGGCAATTGGGGAAAAGCGTGGGAAGGCGTAAAGTCTATATTCAAGGGCGTATTTGATAGCCTATATGCAATCGTCAAAGTGCCATTGGATTTAATTATCGATGCGATCAACGTTGTAATTGAGGCTTTGAATAGCATTAGCGTTGATATCCCCGAAATAGATGTATTCGGTAAAAAGGTTGGCGGCGGTAGTATTGGTATCAATATAAAACCAATCCCTCACTTAGCCAAAGGCGGTTTAGCCTACGGACCAACGCTTGCCATGGTCGGGGATAATAAGGGAGCTGCCGCGGATCCGGAAGTTGTCAGCCCGCTTTCCAAGCTACAAGGGATGCTTGATGTAGGCAATCAAGAAACGAATGATTTGCTAAGACAAGTTCTAAAAGCGCTCAGCGGTGACAGAACAACGATACTAAAAGTCGGAGAAACAGAATTCGGGCGGGTGTCCATAAATGCTATCAACCGTACTCAGCGGCAGGCTGGGCAAACGCTGCTTGATGTGTAAGGAGGTCTAAAATGATTAAGATTAACGGCACGACCATAGCGGCATCCCCTGCCACGTTTGTTCCTACGCTCATCGACTTAGATGATGGGGAATCATCTATCCGGACAGCGGACGGTAAACTGCACCGGGACCGTATCCGTGTCATGAGGCAGCTAGACATGACCTTCGGTATATTGAACTGGGCTGAGATGTCTGCTCTCATGAAATCTATGGCAGATACTTTTTTTAACGTAACCTATCCAGATCCTATGAGTGGAGTCTACGAGACAAGACTATTTTATGTAGGTAACCGAAACCCAGCATTTGCAGTGGCAAAGGGTAATGACATTCTGTGGTCGGGGCTTAAAATCACCCTGACAGAGCAGTAACGCCATGTATCCAATATCACCGCTATATGCGGATTACTTACGGCGGCTAGATCGAGAGTTTATCGTCAAGGCTACGGTGCAGGGTGAGGATTATGATTCGAGTAAAATCGTAGATTTCAGCATCGAGAATAGCCTCTCACTGTCAAGCGGTTTTGAGATTGGGAACGCTATTCCCTCTAAGCTGACTATCAAGTTGCGTACCAATGAAATCATTCCAGCTAATGCACGCATCGTGCCGTACCTGTCGTTGACCACAGCGGGATTGACTTGGCTAGAGGCTACTTATCCATGGTTAGATACTCACGTGCCTTGGACAGGCACAGGGACTGACTGGATGCCTCTTGGAGAGTTCTTTGTAGACTCCCGCGAAAAGATCAATGATGTATGGACATTTGTGTGCTACGACAAGCTGGTGTTCGCGGATGATATCTACGTATCTACACTAACCTATCCAGCGACAATGCAAGCGATCTGGAATGAGATGTTGCAGCGGCTTGGCTGGACATATGACGGAAGTGTGGTTATTAACCCGTCCTATGCGATCCAAGTCGGACCCGCGGGATTTACCTATAGGCAGATGATGGCGTACATCGCATCAGCTAACAGTGCCAGCGTGTTTATCGGTAAAGATGGTACGGTAAAATTCAAACGCTTCGCGGCTGCTGCTGTTCCTGTGTTTGAAATGACCGCCAGCGATTATAGCCGGGTAAAGCAGACCAATCCCGTCAAAACATTTACCCGTGTAGTGGTCACATACAATACAGAAGATGATCTGAGCTATGAGGCAGGAAGTGGAGACAGTAATCATACCCTACAGCTGATTAATCCATTCGCTACACAGTCCATGGTTAATGATCTGTTGGCCACGCTGAATGGCTTTGCTTATTTACCTGTCGTGATAGAGGGCATGGGCTATCCACAGCTGGAACATGGTGACGTTATTGGATTTGAACGATACGAGGGTAGCAGCTGGTTGGAAACGGTGTCCACCTGGAGCGGGACAGATATTCCTTGGAATGGGATTGTGGACTATCAGACACTTATCATGCACCAGGTATTCACTTTCAGTGGCGGTTTAAGAATGACCATCGAGGCACCTTCTCAATCAGAACAACAGAGTGAGTTTCCGGCGCGTGGGACGATTAAAGAAGCTATTAATAGTCTCAATAAGACCGCTCTTAAAGAAGGTCGGAACTATTACGGTATGACCGTGACGCGGGAAAACGGTCTGATTATTGAAAGGGAAGACCACAGGAGCAAGCTTACCCTTAATTCAGATACGATGGACTGGCAGGTAAATGGCCAATCAGCATTACATTACGATGCTCAAGCTAATCGGTTAAAGTTTACCGGAACGCTTGAGGGTGTTGATGGTGTTTTCAGTGGCTCCTTATCGGCTGCTACAGGAACATTCGCTGGTGACCTTACAGCCGCAGGGGGAACGTTTAAAGGAGCACTGCAAGCAGCTAGCGGTTCATTTACAGGAGAACTGGTTGCAGCAACGGGTTCCTTTAGCGGTGATCTCAATGCAGCAGGTGGTACCTTCCGAGGAGCTTTACAGGCCGCATCCGGTACATTTACTGGGAATCTATCTGCTGTGGGAGGCACGTTCGCCGGAAATCTATCAGCAGCAGGAGGGACATTTACTGGGACGCTGGTCGGGGTAGATGGGAATTTCAGTGGAGCCATTACGGCATCTACTATAAGCGGAGGAACAATTACAGGTGCATTGATACGAACTGCAGCTAGTGGCCAGCGGATTGAAATAACACCTACCGGATTGAGGTCCTATGACTCAAGTGGAGTTAAGCGGGTATCAATAGCTGATGACGGGAGAGGGAATTATGCTGGAATAGGATTTTGGAACCCAAGTGGGAGTGAAGTCGCAGGGATGTATTCTGATGACAGCTTTTCCTATCTGTATGCGTATGGACCTCTTCAGATATTTTCATTTGCTGATCGGACGAGGCTGTCAGGTGATATTGAATTTACTAGCCCGGAGCGAGTTTATGGTTTAAGGATGGCAAGTATTGAGGGGTTGCAAGCTGAGATGAACAGTAAGGCTTATGCTAGTGAATCCGGTTATAATCTTGTTTTTGATAATACTTCAAGAAATTTAAAGTTATTCAGTAGAACAGGTGGATTACTTGCACAAGTGAATATCCCTAAATAAGTTGAAACTTTTATCGATATGTGACGATAATAGGAGTAGATAATATTTCCAAGGGAGTGTTCAACTTGAAAAAATTTGTTTCTGGAGTAATCGTAGGTGTTCTTCTATTTGCTGGCGCTTCGGTCTTCGCTGATTCAGCTAGCCTTATCGGGAAAAAGGTTCAGGGTTTATATACGATTGAGAAAAGCGGAAAAAAAGTAGCTGATGCTATTATTATTGATGGCTCAGCTTATGCGCCAGTACGTGCAGTAGCAGAGGTGACAGGAGCAGGGCTTTCCGTGGAGGGGAAAAAGATCATTATGTCTACCGAAGATTCTCAAATATCAAGCGACAACAAAGAAGTGGAAGTTAGCCGATTGAATATCAAGATAGATTTAATCAATAAACAAATTCAAACTTATCAGGATTCCATTGTTGATATTCAAGGCAAAATAGCAAAGGAACAAGAAAATAAAGACTCTGTTACTATGGAAGGCAGCAAAGAAATATTCCAGTTAATAATTGACGACTATAAGAAGCAAATAACATCTGCACAAGCAAAGATCGACGCTGCAAACAAAGAAATCACCGCTCTACAAGCTCAAGTCACAGCGCTCGAAAAATAACATATCTCATATACAGAGTCTCGCCAAAGCTGGCGGGGCTTTTTGTGTTGAGGGAAAACGGAGGGACAGAGCATGGATGAACAACGGATCAGGGAGCTTGTGAGGGAGGAAACTTCAGATATTGGGAGACTTCAGACAAAGGTTGAAGAGTTGGAGAAAGACCTGGTCTTGTCTAAGCAACAGATGCTCCAAACTCTTCAGTTGATCAATGAAGAATTTTCTAGAGAACTCGTCAAAATAATGGATGATCAAAGAGATGGGTTCCTAAAAATAGCGTTAGAAGTTATTTCTCAACAGGGAAGCAACACTCAATAAAAACTTTTCCAAAGGTTGTGAAATCCCAACTTCCTTTCTTATACTCGATAGAACCTTCAGAAAAAGTAGGATATTTTTCAACGTTGCTGTACTCTTCTATAAATTCATTTAGAATACGATGTTCCATGAGTGGATTATATTTATCGCCATCTCTGTAGACCTTGTCACTGTTTGTGGTTATCAAGGAAAGACGACGCAGATTTTGTATAGCAGAGGCATACATGTAACAGTTTTTTAAATTCATGTCCTTAAAAGGCATGATATCCTCCATTAATATGGAAAAAGGTCTAGAGTAAACGTTCGTATCTAATTCAAAATACGAAACTATTGTCGCGAATGGCCAATGTTTATTCTCATTTAAGATTTGTAATATTAAAGCATCAAACGGTGAGAGTTGTTTAATGATTTCTACAAATGCAGGGTGGACTAACTCTTGTGTATTACTGTCCATAGAGGATGCAATTAGTTGTGCAAATAGATCTCTTAATTCCTTGTCTTCAATGTGATATTTAGCAGCTTCTAATGTCGGACCTACTATATTGAGAGCTGGTTCCACTAATCTCTCCTGGGGTATTTCTGACACCTTAGATTCTATCTCTTCTCTAAATTTGCTAATTCTTGGTTCTAAAGAATTTCTTGCTGCATGAATAGGAGAAAACACTAACCAAAACAAATTTCCGAGCCCTTCTCCAAGTTCAGAAGTTGGTTTTGACAAAACATTCTTAGATAATTCATTTACAGGGACTCCAAGAGCTCCCACTACTTCAGAAATATTTTTTATATTCATGTACAAACCTCTCTCCTTTTGGAAATGGGATCAATATCCTACAATTCGACAGGATGGGAGGTTTTTCCTCTTATCATAAAAACGAAGGAGGCTATACCCTTGGCAATTATCCAACCAAAAGTATTCGTCGAGCTTGATCCCCTCGATCCGGTAGCAGAGATATGCGCAGTTATGATGGCACTAATCCCATACCAGCCAAATCACGAAGAAAAAATCCTGATTGGAGTCGGAAAGGCGATTGAGGATCGTTTGCAAGACTTGAGAAAGGAAGTGAAAGCACATGGCGAATCGTTACGCAAATCTAATAGGAAGTCGGAAAATCAGTGAAGACTTTGAAAATATAAATGTCGGATTTGATAAAGTTCAAGCAGATATCGACGCCGATCGCACTAAACTGAATGGCATCGCTAGCGGAGCTGGTACAGCTGGTTCGGCTACAGATACAGTAATAGGAAATCGCACAGCCACTGATAATATAACGGCTAGTTTTACCGGAACGCTGACCGCATTACTGTCCAGTCTCTTTACCTTAATAAAAGGTATTACGGGCAAGTCTAGTGCCCTAACTGTACCTGCCATTACACTTGAGGCCACCAAATCACACGTAGATAATGGCAATCTGCATACAACAGCAGCTGAGAAGACTAAGTTAGCAGGAATTGCAACCGGTGCTGAGGTTAATCAAAACGCATTTGCTCAGGTGAATAACATCCCTGCTGGTGCAAAATTAGATACCCTCACAGTGACTGGTGGAACAGGGATCACGATCACTAGTAACCCAACGAATAAGACTGTGACGGTCACCGCTACAGGTACTGCCACACCAGGAGCTCATGCTTCATCTCATTTACCTGGTGGAAGCGACCCGATTGCACTGGCCACACCTTCCGCTGCTGGGTTAATGGCTGCTGCCGATAAAACGGATCTTGCTACTGTTAAAACGAAAGTGACGGCATTAGAGGATTTTTTGGAATACATGCCGATTGATGGGGGGACGTTCTCGGAGAGCCCGACGGGTCCTACTATTGACGGCGGAACAATATAAAGGGGGAAATAATCCATGGCAGTAACCACAATTAAGATTAGACGCGGACCAGCATCCAATCTTGCTGGATTGAATTTACAAGAAGGGGAACCGGGTTTCGTAGTTGATACTGGAAAACTCCTTATTGGTGATGGTCAGGGAAATAATGTTGTAATCAATCCTGATCAGGCTAACGCAGAGACAGCTACTAAACTTAAAACGCCGCGCACAATTGCAATTACAGGGGACGGTACCGGCACGAGCGGCGGTTTTGACGGATCAGCAAACGCTTCTATTACATTGGTTCTTGCTAATACCGGAGTCGCAGCTGGGACATTTACTAAATTTACGGTAGATGCTAAGGGGAGGATTACTTCGGCTACGACGATCACAGCCGCAGACATTCCGAATCTTACGTTAGCGAAGATATCGGATGCAGGAACAGCAGCCTCTAAAAACATAGGTGTTGCGGTAGGAAACGTAGTTGGAGTTGAATCTGACGGGAAAATCAACCCCAATCTATTGCCAGCGCTTGCTATCACAGATACCTTTCCTGTAGCTTCACAGGCTGCAATGCTGGCGTTGACAGCTGAGGTAGGTGACATCGCTGTTCGAACAGATATTAACAAAACGTTTATCTTGAGAGTGGCGGGTACATCTACACTTGCAAACTGGCAGGAAATTCTTACTCCGACAGCAGCGGTGTCCAGCGTGGCAGGTAAGACAGGGGCTGTAACGCTAGCTGCTGCGGACGTAGGGCTAGGTAACGTAACCAATGAGAGTAAGGCTACAATGTTCGCAAGCCCAGCACTTACTGGTACTCCTACCGGACCTACAGCAGCTGCTGGTACTAATTCGACACAACTAGCAACAACTGCATTTGTCGAAGCTGTAAGAGCTGCATTAGCTACAGCTGATTCGTTAAAAGCTCCGTTAGCATCCCCGGCATTGACTGGTACACCAACGGCGCCAACTGCGGCTACAGCAACGAACAATACTCAGATAGCGACAACGGCTTTCGTACAGGCTCAAGGCTATCTGAAGGCATCTGACATCATTGATGGCGGTACATTTTAAGGAGGTGCATTATGTCTAACAAAATACAAGTTAAGCGTGGCTTAAAAGCACAGTTGCCTACGCTTTCTGTCGGAGAACCTGGACTCACAACAGATACCAAAGAGTTATTTATTGGTCACGCTAATGGGAACATAGGGATTGCCACATCTGAGCAGTTGGCCGATATGGCGCAAGCTCGATATGGGTTAAATGCTAATGCCATGATTAATGGAAACTTTGACATCTGGCAAAGAGGGACCGTTAAAAACAACCCTGCTTTTGGTGCATTCTTGGCAGATCGGTACTTGATAAGCTATTTGCCTGATGGTGGCAACTTTCCGTCCAACATTGCTCACCTTAGGCTTGATCTAACGCCGTCCGAGATACCGAATGCGAAATACGCGTACAGAGTAAATACTGACGGTGCAGGGAGCGGCTATACTGATAATGCATCATACGGAATATTCCAACGTATCGAAAATGGGACAGCATATCTTTGTGGCGCTGGTAAGAAGTTAACAATAACTTTCTTGGCACGCTCTAGCATTGCAGGCAAGAGAATTGGTATATCTTTGTCACAGCGTTACGGTTCCGGCGGGTCTCCTTCAGACGCAGAGCCGATAATAGGTCAGATCATCAACCTTTCGGCAGTATGGACGAAATATAAGGTGACGATTAGTACGAATACACTTGCAGGTAAAACTTTAGGAACGAACAATGACGATTATTTTCAAATTGGCTTTTTTATGCTGTGGGGCTCATCAGTCGCATCATCGCAATTCGGTGGAGGTACAGCCGAGTCATTCCGAGGCGCAGGAAATATCGACATCGCTCAAATACAAGTTGGCGCTGGTGACGCGGATTTGCCGTTTCAACCACGACCATTTTCAACAGAATTGGCATTATGTCAACGGTATTTTCAACAGCGATCTATAAATAATGCAAGTCCCTATGATATAAGACCGTCGATGCGCATTTCTCCAACGATTACGGGGAGTGCATCACCATATTATTATGACGCAGAATTATAAGGAGGACGCTATGGACGGATATAAGCACTATATACGGATTGACGATACCGGTAGGATTATTTACGGCTTTTCTGATGCGTTCGAACAGCCGCTAGAAGGTGATATTCTCGTATCCGTGGATGCACCGAGACACTTCCACGAAAACTTTACGGAACCACTCGTAAATGATCGTGGTCAATTCCGCTTTAAATGGAAAGGAGATTTTTTAGAGCGATCACAGAGTGAGTTTGACGCAGAATGGTTAAATAGACCACTTACGCCTCCTACTGAGATCGAAATACTTCGCGAAGAGAACACAGAACTAAAGCTAGCTCTAACGGAACTCGCTGAAGCTCAAGAAGCTGATAAAACAGAGATGCAACTAGCACTCGCTGAAATCGCTGGCTTGATTGGAGGTGAGTGAAGTGGCCAAAGTATATTTTGATTTGATCCAAAAGGATTTAAAGACAATTGACGATGTTCCACTGCGCTGGAAGAGTGGCGTACAAGAGTTATTAGATAGCGCCATATAGAAGGCGTTTTTATTTTGCCCTCGGATCCCCGGGGGCTATTTATATTGAGGGGGAAACGGGTGTGGAGCCTACAACAATCGTAGCAATGATTGCGGCAGTAAGTGGGATTGTCTTGGGCTGGATGGGGAAAACCCAAGCATTTAAAAAGGATGTTGCACAAGAGGCTGGTAACGATGCGTCACTTCGTACTGACGTTGAGTATATCAAGCGAGGCGTGGATGATATGCGGCTAGAGCAGCGAGCACAGGGGCAAAGATTTGATTTGCTCTCAGAGCGTGTGACTCGTATTGAAGAAGCTTCTAAATCGTATCACAAGCGGCTTGACCGATTTGAAGAAAATAGAAGAGGTGATTCGTAATGGAGTGGAATGCAGTTATGGAATTTATTAACCCTGAATTATTGGTTGTTGTTGTAGCTTGTTGGATCATAGGCTATGTTCTGAAAAAAACGCCGAGAGTCCCAGATTGGAGTATTGTATACATCGTTACGCTGATGGCCATTGTATTTGCTGTACTGATGTTAGGGTTTGTTATTACAAGCTTTATACAAGGTATCCTATGCGGTGCTGTGGCTGTATATGGTAACCAACTGGTCAAGCAGTCTCGTAAAGCGGGTGATGAGTAATGGGACGCAAAATTTCGCAAGTGGGAATTTCCCTTATCAAGTCTTTTGAGGGCTGCCGTCTCACAGCGTACAAGCCTGTGCCTACTGAAGTTTATTATACTATCGGGTGGGGACATTATGGTCCAGATGTTAAAGCAGGAATGACCATAACTCAGGCACAGGCTGACAGCATGCTTGTATCCGATTTGGCAAAGTATGAGTCGTATGTTAATGATCCGGTCTATGTGCCGGTTACAGCGTGGCTCAATCAAAATCAATTTGATGCACTCACAAGCTTTTGCTACAACTGTGGTAATGGCAGCCTTAAGCAGCTATGCAAGGGTCGGACGATTGCAGAGATCGCTCAGAACATTACTAAGTACAACAAAGGCGGCGGCAATGTTTTGGCTGGTCTAGTAAGACGGCGTAAGGCGGAACTCGATCTGTACAATAAAGCAGACGTATCAATCAAAATAGAATCTCCAAAAACCAAGGAGGATGACACTTTGGAACTGACTAATTATCAATGGACAATGCTAAGTACTCAAGTTAAGGGGCTCCTGACAGCTGGTACGATCACGGACAAAACGTGGCTTACCAAAACAGATAAAAAGATGCTTACGACATCGGAGCTTGCCTGGCTGTCGTTTATTGTTGCCAAGAAATAAATAGCCCCATATAAAAGTATAATCGTAAAAGCCCTACTAACCTACAAATGGTTGGTAGGGCTTTTTTTGTTATAAGGCTTAACGGCGTCCACTGGATTTAATTAGTGCTGCGATCGAGAGGACCAACGCAGCCACAATTACTATCCAGGTTATCACGTTCAGCATATACCTTCCTCCTTTAGAGGAGCCGTAGCCCCCGCGTTACTTAAAGAAAATCTTCGAAACTGATGGTGACTGTTCAAGATCGAAAAGCTCATCCTCTGTGGCCCAAATTTCATTTGATCCCCCAAAACTCCAGAGAACTATAGCTAATCTCGCCATTTCCTTTTTTCCTCCTGTGTATGCCCGTCGGCTAATTGTATCGTTCAAACCGTTTATGTTATGATTGGGTGGAGAGCAAGGGGTGCAACCCTTACTCTCCGGGAACCTATTTACGTTTGCGTGGTCCGCGGCGTTTTTTGGTTCCTTTCCTTTTGTCCTTTAACAGCAGTGTTGCGGTAATGAGTTGTATGATTGCTGTAAGGAGCGTAACCCAATCTTTCATGTGTCTTGTTCACCTCCCCTCTACACTTATAATTATACAACGAATATCGTTGAATGTCAACGAAAAACGTTGAATTGTTTTTGCGAATAGTGTATATTCTAGTTGAGGTGAAAAGGAATGTTGAGATTGAAAATTAAACAATTAAGAGAACTAGAAGATCTGAGTGTACGTCAATTAAGCGAAGCAACCGGTATACGCTGGAACACCCTGAGCGATATGGAGAAAAACACTGCTAAACATTGGCCGCCTGAACATTTGGAAACACTCATGAAATTTTTCAAATTGAATCAGATCGATCAATTAATAGAATACGAAGAGGGGCCCGGAGAATAACCGTGGCTCCTTTTTTTTATATTGATTTAAGAACGTATCTTTGGTTATAATACAAACAAATGTTCTTGTTTGGAGGTGTTATTTTTGCTTAGTGATACAGCCCGGAAGTTGCTTATGATTATGACCCACTCAGCGAATCATCACGCCCACATGCCCTCTTTGCCTGAACTTGAGAGGCTAAGTGGACGTATGCCAGTACCAATTAAAACAGCCCTGTTAGAATTGGTTGAGGAGAATTACATCGAATGGAATTCACATATGCCAATGGAGACAGCGATAATAATTGAAGGTTGGGAACGTCCTGACCCACGGTTTAAAAAGCGTCATACAGCACCACAGGAGATACAATGGGGTATGGATGGCGGTAATATTGAGTATTGGACGATGTACTAGGAGGGCATTGTATTATAGAAGCAACTACCTAGCACATAGTGAAGCCCTGCTTACCATTACAGTAGCAGGGCTTTTTTGCATTTATATTTCGAATTCTTCCCATCCTGGCTTAAGTGTATCTTCAGGTGCTGGTTCTAGATGTTCTGGCAGCACACTAATAAGTAATGGCTCTCCAATATCGAGCAAGACAGTTTTTGTTCCTTTTGCTAACACAATGCCGATCTTACCGATATGGAACCCGTCTATGATACGGACGCGCAGGCCAGGAGTAATGTTATCTATGTTCATGTGATCTCCTCTGTTTTAGAGCAACGCAATCCAATTGCCCATAATTTGCCCATAAAAGTATGTTTAGTAATGCGCGTATTACATATATAGCGCTACTCATTAAGTTGAAATTAGCCGTTATATCGCTGTATTCACGTAATGCGTAATTACTATGTTGATGGGCGGCATGATGTAAGGAAATCATTATCGAAGCAATTCGATGATGAGTTTCCTTGAGAGGAAACACCATTTGACCACATAGTACAAAAATGAGAGACCTTTCATAAGTTCATTGAACTTTTGAGAGGTCTCTCATTTTTTTTGTGGGTATAATTTAATCTAATTCTTGCTCTAAAACAGTTTTTACTAAACGACGTACTTCATCAGTTGATCTTGTATCCATTAATTGGTTTCTTAGTTCGCCTGCACCTCTAAATCCACGAACATAGATTTTGAAAAAGCGAAGAAGTGGTTTAAATAAACGTGGCTCAAGTTCATTTGAATATTTATCGTGAAGATCCAACTGTAAAAGAAGTAAATTGAGAAAATCCTTCGCGCTGTGTTCTTTAGGTTCTTTTTCAAAGGCAAATGGATTGGTGAAAATGCCGCGGCCAATCATGACTCCATCAACGCCGTATTGTTCTACTAATTTTAATCCTGTTGCGCGGTCAGGAATATCTCCATTAATAGTTAACAACGTATTTGGAGCAATTTCATCGCGTAATTTTTTTATTTCAGGGATTAGTTCCCAGTGTGCCTCTACTTTACTCATCTCTTTTTTTGTACGAAGGTGAATGGAAAGGTTCGCAATATCTTGTTTCAATATATGTCCTAGCCAATCGCGCCACTCTTCAATATCAGAGTAACCTAATCTTGTTTTAACACTAACCGGCAATCCACCTGCTTTTGCTGCTTGAATAATTTCTGCTGCAACTTCAGGATGTTTTATTAATCCAGCACCTTTTCCATTCGATGCAACGTTTTGTGCTGGGCATCCCATGTTTAAATCGATACCACGAAAACCAAGTTTTTTCATATCAATGCTCATCTGTTCAAAAAATACGGGTTTATCACCCCAAATATGAGCGACAATCGGTTGCTCATCTTCTGTGAACGTTAATCGACCACGTACACTGTCTTTTCCTACAGGGTGACAATAGCTTTCTGTATTTGTGAATTCTGTGAAAAATACGTCGGGTTTTGCAGCTTCACTAACGACGTGCCGAAATACAACATCTGTGACATCTTCCATGGGCGCTAATATAAAAAACGGCTTCGGTAAATCAAGCCAAAAGTTTTGTTCGTTACTCATATTATCTCCTCTTGTTGTAATATATAAAAACGATATAAGGATAGCAAAGTCCTATACCCATCATACATAGTATCATTTTTTTCGTTTGATGCACAGAATCAATGATATGAGAATGTTCATCCATGGCTATTTGTTTATAATCTGTTTATTGATACTTGTTATAATCCTGTAGATGAAAAGTTTGTAATATAAAGTCGAATCGTGTTAACGAATCGATTATAGACAAACGACATAACGCATCCAAAGAACAGGGGGATAAGCAAGTGAACAAAAAGCAATGGATAAGCTCTATATTGGCTGCTGCTGTATTATCAAGCCCTATCATTATGCCGACCAAAGGATCGGCAGCGGCTTCCTTTATTGATATTGATGGCTCATACGCAAAGAAAGCGATTGTTGAGCTATTCGATCAGGGGATAGTGACCGGTGTCGGAGAGAGTAAGTTCTATCCTACGTCGAATATTACAAGGCAGGATTTTGCAATTATTTTAGCAAAGACATTAAAGCTGGATGTTTCAAACCCTCCTGCACTGCCAACCTTTCTGGACGTTCCCACAAGCAACTACGCATACAGCTATGTAGAGGCAGCTGTCAAAGCCGGATTGATTAAGGGTACAGGCAGTAATCTTTTCGGTACGGGGCAAAATTTATCACGTCAGGATATGGTCGTCATGTTCGTGAGAGCATTGGGAGTCAATCCTACGGGTAAAGCTGGAACTTTACAATTTGCTGATAGTAGCCAAATTGCTGATTATTCCAAAGATTTTATAGCTGCTGCTGTGGAATATGGATTGATTACCGGATATAATAATTTTTTTAATCCTGATGCCAAAGTAGATCGTCAGGCCGTAGCTCTAGTAGCCTCTAAGTTTCTGAAGTTTAAGGAGAACGGAAACACTGAGCAGCCCGCCTCCACCCCAACTGCTCAACCGAGTAAAGAGCCGGTAACAGTGCCTACTCCTGTTGTTGGAGGGTCTTCCTCTTCGCAAAGTGAGCATAGCAGCAATTCAGATACAAATGCACCTATGGTTGAAAGTACCAAGTTCGAGGCGATCGATAACTACAACGGGACACAAGATCAGCTTCGCGGGTTAGCGGGAGCCATTGGCGAGCAAGGAGCAGCGGTACAAGCCTACCTGTGGACGGATGCGAATGAGAACGGTGAAGTAGATGCCGATGAGTTAGGAACAGCCATCGCATTAGGCACCAGCGAAGCAGACGGATCTGTGAATGCGGCCAATATTGGGGATCTGAACGCAGGAACGTATCGTTTCGTGATTACCGCTAAGGATTCATTCAATAATGAATCAGCGAAGAACGCTGCACATGTGGTTACGGTGACCTTAAGCAAAAACGAAGTTCCGGATACGAGTGCACCGGTAGTGGACGCAACTAAGTTCGAAGCGATCGACAACTACAACGGGACACAAGATCAGCTTCGCGGGTTAGCGGGAGCCATCGGGGAGCAAGGAGCAGCGGTACAAGCCTACCTGTGGACGGATGCGAATGAGAACGGTGAAGTAGATGCCGACGAATTAGGAACAGCCATCGCATTAGGCACCAGTGAAGCAGACGGATCTGTGAGTGCGGCCGATATTGGGGATCTGAACGCAGGAACGTATCGTTTCGTGATTACCGCTAAGGATTCATCCAATAATGAATCAGCGAAGAACGCTGCCCATGCGGTTACGGTGACCTTAAGCAAAAACGAAGTTCCGGATACGACTGCACCGGTAGTGGACGCAGCCAAGTTCGAGGCGATCGACAACTAC